GACTGGTGAATATAACTTGCCGTCAGACTTCTGTTCACGTTCTTGATGGTTGCCGAGGATTGTGGCGAACTCCATCCAAGATGATGCGATGGTCTTTGGGTAGACGGACTTGACAGACGGGAACCCGACGACTTCAAACATTGTGCAGAACCTCCGACTATCAGGTTAGCGAATCCTCAGCCGATTGCAAGTATCAAAGACCTAGTTCTCTGACCACTTTGTCTATGCCTTCTAGGTATTCTTTGGCTATCTGGTTCTTGCGCTTGCGCACGGTAGGCCAGAAGAAGTAGCCAGACTGACCGCGATGGCGAAGGAACTGCTTGGTCTTGGGTGTCAATCCACCACCGAACTCCGCACCGTAGAACACATCGTTTCGAGTCACCTTTGTTTTGCGTCTGCTGTTTGGACGAGACTTAGATACGAACGATTCATTGCCACGCAACTTGATTGTCGGAATGCGATCGTTGCTTGCCCGCAATCCTTTGGCAACCTGTATCGCCTGCCTTGCTCGACTGACCGTACCCGCAGTGATCCTGACTTCGGTTGATAAGTCTTTGGCGATTGTGTAAGCGACTTTGCGAAGTTCTTTGCTGAACTCGTAACTGGCTCGATCAAACTTGCGGAGAGTTTCGTAGAGATCTTTGATGATGACTGTGTTGGCAAGGACTGCTGCTTGACCGGCACTGCCGATTGTCGCACCTGTATCACTCGGCAGACTTGGGAACGCTGAGAACTTATTACCTGTAAAGGCCATCATTGAATCCTTTGGTTCGGGTTCATTTTGACACTCTTCCAGCGCAGATAGCCGAGCATCGTGTACAACATTCTAGGTGACTCTTGCAGAAGTAAAGATGGAGCGATGTGAGTCTCGACCGCTAGGTATGCGATCAGCCAGTGGGCTGAGGATTCTCCAAAGGGTTGATCGCCGAAGATTCGGCACCAACCTCCACGCTCTCAACTGTTTCAATCCATTCTTCAAACTTCATTGCGGTCTTCTTCGTTCGCTTCGTTGCATGCCACGCCAACCAGGCAAGGTCGGTGAGGCGTAGTTCTGTTTGGAAGTTTGCGACCGAACGATTTTTTTCGCCTTCGAAGGCGATGAAGTCTGCGAACTGCGCGGTCACTTTATTGACTACGCCGTCCAGCTCGGTCACTTCTAGATTGATTTTCATTCTTACCTCCTGATTGTTTTGTTAAGAATTATGCACCTGTTGATTTGGTGATTGTTCCGCTGATCGGCCAAGTTACATCGGCTGTGTTCAATTCACCGACAGCACCGTTGACTGGGCTGAACTCTGTGCAAAGGACAGAGAATGTGTAGTGAGGTGAAGCGGTTCCTGCTGCTGCTGTGCCTGCTGGTTTCACAACCATCGTGACAGCGGTTGATCCGATCAACGGCATGATGAGTCCGTCAATGGCGTTGTAGTCGTTGTGCAACGAGAGTGTCACCGAGTTGTCAATCAATCCTGAGACGCGAGTTACTGCACCACCTGAACCGAAGTTTGTTGTTGGTACTTCGGCAGCCGAAGTTGACAGAGTTACTGCTGCAACGCTTGATGTGATATCGGTGCCGTTCAGAACTACGTTTGAGTTTGTGAGAACTAACTTTGCCATGATTATTTATCTCCTGCCTTGTCGGCCTTGGAAGTTGATTTATCTGCCACCAGAACAATTCGACCCGATGCCAGTAGAGAGTCTAGATGGTCAACTTCGTCGCCATCAATAGTGGCTGGATATTGTTTATCTAGAACGGTGAAGCCTTCGACTACCTGATATTTTGCCATGGGCTAAGCATACACGACGACACGAAAGTCAACCGTGAGGTAGGTCGTGTCGTTCGCGTCAACGGTTGAGATATTGGATGCCTCTTCGACAATCAAGGTTTGTGCATACCCGCCGAGTGATGTGTCGGCTTCAATCGCTGCACGAATCCCGCTGTCATAAGACAGGTAGGTGTCCATCAAGTTTTGTGCGGTGCGTTCAGCGGCACGACCAACAATCACACTGACCGTGAAGACGTGTGTGACTAGACCTGCTCGCATCGCACCGTGGTAGGTAATTGATTCGAGTGTCGGCCATGCGATACCGCCGAGCGACGGGTTGACCTGATCGGGTTGCTGTGCGAATGCGCGAAGATTCGTGATCGTCGCAAGACGTGTTTGGAGTCCTGTTTTGAGTTCGGTGACTGTTGCGGTCATGCGAACATTCGCATTCGGCGATATGGCTCGACAAGTTGTGCGACGTCTGGGTCGAGTGCGCGTGTCACTCGTATCGCACCCAAGTCTCCGAAGCCGGCAACGCCGAGCGGTGAATCGTAACGCTTGAAGATTCTTGATGCCTGGATGATCACAGCTTGTGTGATCGGCTCAGGTACAGATGGCCAACCGTAAACGGCGGTGAGTTGCACCAATGCTTCAAGTCCGAAGTTTGCGTTCAAGGTCGGGAACAGATAGTCGCCGACTGCGCGGATGCGTGTGTAAGGAACTGTCAACCCGTCCAAGATTCCGTTGACTGGTTCTAGTTGCCAATCGCTTGGAGTCCAAGTGATATCAAAGTTATTGTCGGCGAGAGTTGAAGTTCTGAGTGTGATCGCAGTCCCAGCGATGTCATCAATCTCGCACACGAATGAATCGGCTGCGGTGAACACTCGTGTCGTTGCCGAGCCGTACTGCCAGAACTGTCGGTTCGCATAACCGTCAATCAAACGTGACGCCGCACCGGCACAGTTGTCAATCAGGTCGTCGTCTTGTGTGTCGGCTGTGCCGATTCGAAGAGCAGCCTTGATCTGGTTGCGTGTCGCATATCCGTTGACGATTGCCATGGTCTTCCTATCTTACTTCACGGTCCGAACGAGTGTACTCGGCGACGAACTTGAACATCTCAATGTCGGCTTCAACATTCGTATCCGATGAGATACGGTTCGGTCGAATATCGTTCACCAACACTTGAACACCTGTCGGCTTGAACCATCTTGCACCATGCACATGACATTTCCACCAGAACGCCCAATCCGACCAATAGACCGAAGGGTAGCCACCAGTCCGAGTCCAAATATCTTTCGTGAACCAAGACGTACCCATCACATGATTGCGCATCGGTGCAATCGCAAACATCTCAGGCGCGGAAGAATTCACCCCACCATGCGACATGAACCGCAAAGTGTTCGCAACGACATCAGCGATCTTGTCAAGATTGTCTGGCAGACAACCAAACGCATCAGGATAGAACCTGTCATCCATCGCAAGACCCGCAATCCAGCCTTCATTGATAGTGGCGACCGCGGCGTTGATCATCGCATCACAGGTTCGAGTCCGACACTCAACAAGTCGACACGGTAAGTCAAGCGCACCACAATCATCATCAGGATGATAAGCAACCACCACATCGTCAGCCGGTGGATCTAACGCCTGCACCGAATCCCACCAACCTTGAACCTCACTCTTGTACGCAGTACCCCACACGAATCCGACAACGGTGATCATCGTTTGCGATACCACGAATCAGGTGCGCGCATCTCACGAATGTAAGCAGGATACGAATCGTCCATGTCAACTTCCCAAAGATCTTCGCCACGAATAGAACGACCGACTAGATAGTTCTCGGCCATGAACACATCAGGGTTCTCGACCATGAGTTCTTGGTGAGAGAACGATCGCATCTTGTCGGCAGCCCATTGCGGTCCACCCATCCACGACACATGCCAACCTGAATGAATCTGATGCAACTGATGACGCAACGATCTCATAGTTTGCGCATCACCAGTTCGACTACCCCACGGACCCGCAACCATTGTGTGTTCATCAGATAGACGCCAATACGCCGACATCACAAGACGCTTCATCATGTAACCATGCCAACCAGTTTTCAAAGTCTCTATGTCGTTCGGCGACCAGATCTCGTCACAGTCCGCGACCGTCACAATGTCTTCGGCTTCTGGCGCGAACTGTCGCAACACGGTGAAGAGATGGTTGCGTTGCTCTGCTTCAGCAGCCCAACTGCGAAGCGAAGTATCTGGTTCATAGATCTCGTAGTGGATTTTGTCGCGCCATTTGTAGAACCTGTCAAGGTCAATGCCATGTGCTTTGGGTTGACCCATGAAGGTTGTCGCCGACTCGACAACGATGATCTTGTCTATGACATCACCGATCTCGGTGAGCCGGCATTCGAGCATGTCGTGTTCTTGGTTGAACAGAATGCAGTCAAAGATTCTCATCAGTCCCAACTAAGGCTGATTCGTCGTTGCAGATCCCACTGGCCTGCGTCAAGTCTTGCGTTGCGAAGTTTGAACAACTCCATGTTCGCTCGGAAGCTCTCACGATTCTTGTCAAACAGCGACGGATCCGACAGCAACGTGGACGAGTTGTCGTGATAGACCAGTGCATTAGACTTGACAATCTTCTTGTGCAACCGTGTTGCGCGACGCTCATAGTCGTTGTCTTCAAAGTATGCAGGATGGAATGCTTCGCAGAACAGTCCGACATCTTTGACAACTTCGGATCCGATCCAAGCACAACACCAACCAGGTTCACCCGCTAGATGTATCTCGTCTATGTCTGACTCTTTGTAGAACTTTTCTAGATGTCCGTGTGCGAAGTGTGCATCCGAGTTGAGCAGAATCCAACCTGTTGCGAATGGTGTCATCTTGATTCCAAGGTTCCACGATGTTGCGACACCAAGGTTCGATGGCATGTCCATGATGTATCGGTTCTGAATCTTTGTGCTGCGTGGCAGAACCAAACAGTCTTTGGCAATCCGACCGCCGTTGTCAATGATGATCAGATTCTCAACTGGGTAGTCGATTGATTTGATGCACCTTTCAAGCAGGTCGTATCGGTTGAGGACAGGGATGACTATGACCGGCACCATGTTGACAGCTCCTTCATTGTTGGCTTCCAATACTGCTCAAATACTTGATCGGCTCCGTACCCTAGGGCATGGGTGATCGCGTCCTGAGAACGGCTCCTAGGCGCGTTATAGGCCGCCTTGAGAGCGTTCACGATGTCAGGCACGTTCGGTGTGAAGAACCATGACTTTTGTGCCGCATCCC